GTCTAATCTTTTCAATCATTTCAGCTTTAGTTCTTGTTCTTTTACCTATTTGACTAGATACTTTTTCGCTCACACCTTTTTTATAGTTCTTAGCCAGAAGTCCTAATCCTTTGATTGCTTTTCCTATACCAGCCATTATCTTTTCGGTCCTTTTAATGTTTTAACCTCTTTACGCTTCATTGCGTCAGATTTCAACTTAACTCCTGCGGATAAATAAGCTTTATCCATAGTCGTATCAGCTCTTAGTTCAGCCAAGTCTTCATTCTGTTCAAGTTTATCATCTGCAATGTCTTTAGCTTGAACTAATTTAGCCTGATCGATACCGACTCTAGCTTCATCATACTCTTTTTTTCTGTGTTGGTCCATAGCTCTTAAGTCAACTTCTCTAGCTTTTAATTTAAGCAATGGATCATGGTCAAACTGGGAAGTAATTTGTTTTTCTTCCTTCATGAATTCTTCAGTCATTTCAGCAATAAGGACTGCTTTTCTTGCTTCAATCTTCTGAGTGATCTGTTGTAACTGTTGTGCAGCCTGTGGATTCATAGGTGCCTGTTGCTGTAATTGTTGTAGCATCATCATTTCCTGACTAAACTCTACTTGAATCTGTTCCATAGCCATTAAACTAATATGCTCTAAAATATTCTTTTGCAGAGCTCCCATAATGGGTGGATTGTTTCTTACCAGGTTCGTTGCCATAAAATTCAAGTGCGCAGTAATATGAGCAGTGTGATCTTGTCCTGGAAACGCTTGAAAAGGTTTACCAGCTAATGCATCAATATTTTCTAAAGACGGATCTTTAGGAGCATTCGGTGCGGGAGGTGGTAAAACTTGATCAATATTCTTAACACCTAGCGCCTCATACATTTTTCTATACGACATATAAAGATTATGCATTTTAGGATTTGACATCGCGAGTTGTAATTCAGTTTGAGCCAAAGTAATTCTTTGTGTCATCGAAAAGATATTGGGATCGGCTACAGGTAAAATATCAATACGATCATCAAAATCTATTTGTTTAATGGTCCTTGCAGCTCCTACCACATCGTAGGGATATTGAGGGGGTAGATATGTTGAAATAATTTTAGCCAGTAATTTAAATTCTTCCTTCATAGAAAAATATAATCTTTTATGAATAGCTGACATTACTTTAGATCCTCTTTCAAGAAGAGCCATGGTTGTTCCCACAGCTGCCTGTTGAGAACCTTCTCCAACTTGTAATTCGGATATAGCAGCAAATCTTTGACCTGCTTGAACCACAATTCCCATCAACTGTAATAACGTTGCTGATGGTTCTTTATAAGGTAAAGGATAGAAAGCATCTTTTAATGATCCACCAGGTGCATCTACATCTTTAAACTCTCCTGGTTGAATAGGTGATGCTTCATCTTTAACTCTCACCCCACGCTGTTTAAATCCAGCGGGTAAATTAGATAATGTCCCAGCATCTAATAATTGGCGGAGAGCGACCGTTGCGGTACGACTCAATCCGCCAATCATATGTATGAGTCCAAAGCCATAGAATCCTAGTCCAGGCAGAAATTTAAAATGGACAAAGTATTGAATTCTTTGTTTCTTTGGGTCATTGGGCGCAAAGTTCCTTCTTATTGAAAGAACCTTAGTGCTGCTTTCATCGACTGTAACGATGTATGGCAGCTTGATGCCAGTCGGTTGCCCGTCTGGACCAATATCTTCGAAGCCTTCTAGATCTAAATCTATATGGCATTCTAATAAGGTATAAATGTTTGGATTACGTCCTGTTCGTTTGGTTCCTTCCAATTCTCTTTCTTTTTCTTTTAATTCGTCCTGCATCAATACTCCAGGTTTTGCCAGTTCAATATCACTATAGAACCCTGCAACCTGTTGTTTTCTTACTTCGTTTTCTGGAAGTTTAATGACGTGGGTAATCGATTCAGCATCCGCTAAACTACTTGCAGTATAAGGAACCACTACATCTTCTGCAGGGACAAATTTTGAAACCGCTCTCTGTAAGAGATCGTCGTAATAAACTTTTTTAAAGGTTGAGCCTGCTAACGGTAAATGGAAAAGCATTGAATCAAATTCAGGTTCGTATTCCTTCATCTGATCCATAATCTGATAGTTCATGAAATTTTTAACCCGTTCAGCTTGTTGAGACTTACCTGGGTTCGGTGCTCCTAAAACTTGAGTTCTAACAGGACCATCCGCTGGCATGAGTTCTTTATAAGCGGTTGCCTGAAATTGTGTGACTGCTTCTGCGAGTACTGGGTGAGTTGCACCTGAAGCCCCTTGAAAAGGTTCTGTTCTGTTTTCGTATTTAAATCCTAAGAGATCCAACCCTTGTGTATAGGTTTGTTCCCATTCTTTTCTAGAAGATTTATTATCCTGATATTGAAAACGTAGTTCACTACCAATAGGATCAGTAACATCGTCAGGAAGAATATCCGCCAGATTATCGAAATGAGATTCGGTTCCTGGAATATTTAAGTTTGCGCTTGGATCAAAATCAATTGTTGCCCCACCATCTTCTTCTGATGTAACTTCAATTGGTCCTTTTAATGGAACATCCGCAATATTGACATCCGTTACTTCCTCTGCGCCACCAGGAAGGATATCTTTAATATTCGGGAGTCCTTTATCTATATCTGCCATTTAAACTCCTACCATGGTTTAACACGATTAAACACGCTTGACAACCCACCACCATGAGGCATGGGTCCTGATTCAGGGGGAATTGCATTAGGTCTACGAACATTTGCAATGCCACCGCCTGCATAATTTTGAGGAGGTAAAGCATAACCTAAATCCATTCTTATATCTTCCATGGGACTAATTCCTCTAGATTCCATATCTTTTATTTGTTCCTTATATCCATAAACAGGATGTGCACTCATTAACTCTTGAGGTTTAAATGATTTTAAAGAATCTGTTTCTCCGAAACCTAAGCCTTCAAGAATTTCTCTCATACCTCCTCCAAACAAAGGTCCCCAAACCATTCCTTCGTCTGCCTTGGCTCCGATCATTTCTCGATAACCACGATCAACTAAAGGTATACCAGCCGTCTTGTTCCACTCTTCAGCGGTTAAACTTTCCATCATATTTTCTAATGTAACCATACCAAGAGTAGGATCACGATTCTCTCCTGCATAATACGCGTTATAAAGGTTGTCTAAATTCTTTTCGCTTTTTGCAATTCTTTTATTAAGCATTTCTCTATCACCATAATTCCATCCTTCTTCAGGATTCATCATATGAGCAGGGCCTAATTCTCCACCAATGCTTTCATGATAATCCAATGCAGCCAGTGATGTATCCAAGCCTGTTAATTTCTTTTCCTCTTTTTTATATTTAAGAAAATCCATCATCGCCTTAATCTGATTTTCAGGAACACCTTTTTTAAGAGCATGCATAAGTAAAGCCTTTTCATCAGTATCAAAATCTACAAGACCAAAAGTAGCCATTTCAACTCCTTTACCTGCGCCCTTTAAGAAAGACTGACCTTTGCTCCAATTGTTCAACATATCGGCTAAAGCAAAATAACCTTCTCCCTTGATCCAAGGCATTGCTTTTTTCATTCCTGGCATTTTCATAATTTCATCAATGGGGATTCCTGAGTTAAATCGTATAGCCGCTTGTTTAGCTAATCTTGGATTTTGTTTTGTGAATTTTCTAAACTTGTTAAATTCAGTAGGTCCCCATTTCTTCACATCAGATACACTGCTTTTTATAATTCGTTCAAACCCTTTTTCTGCGCTTTCTTTTCCAACCCCATAACTTTTTCCATCAACAACTAATCGAATTCCTAATTTCTTTAAATCATCAACACGAGATAAATCTCCTTTTTTAATTAACTTACCAATTTTCTCAGCTTCATAGTTAAGCTGACTTGTTAAAATTTGAAGATCTTTTGTGGGAGATGTTTTGACATAAGATCCGTGATGCTTGACAATACCTTTTCTAACATTCTTTGCTCCTTTTTCTTTAGATAAAAAGCCAACGAGATCATCAAATACAATCTTACTGGTATCCATACCTTCTGGAAACAGGTTTCTAAAAACTTTTGAAGTTTCATCAAGACTAGCTCCAGAGTTTTTAGCAACACTTACATACTTTGAGAGTGCTTTATAATCAGCATGATTTTTAGCTAACAAAGCTCCTTCAGGAAGTTTCTTGCCCGCAGCTGTATAGCCATTATGATAATATTTTTTACCTTTGCCACTTTTAGAGTTATCTATAAAACCAACGATTTTTCCTTTTTCTTTTATAGGAATATAATTTTCATTCCCCTGTAGAAAAGCTCTGTCCATAGACTGCAACATAAATCCATCAGCTTCTCCCCATCTAAACTTATAGCGAAAGGGTTTAGGGTCATTCACAAAAGATTCAATTCTTTTATAGAGGGCCTCGTTTTTAGATGAAATGCCGTATTTACTAGCTCCACGTTCCCAGTTCCAGTTTTTAACTTCTGGAAATGCTTCCATAATTTCGTTTTGTACAGATTTAGGAAGAACATGACCTGGAAGTTTAAAACCTCTATCAACAAAGAGCCATGCTTTCGTATAGCTTGGATGATCAGGTGCAAAGCCATAAGTATTTCTTGCAGTAAACTTGGCATCAGGGAAAGCTTTTTTAATTTTTGCTTGATCCGTTGCTGAAAAGGGCTTTGATTGAGTTTTAACTTTAAATTTTTTTTCACCAGTTATTTTATACTGAGCATCTATCACATCGTAAACTTTCTTCTTCCCTGTTTTAAGAGTTAACTCATCATAGTCTTTTCCATACATGTGCTGAGCAGCTTTATTAAGTTCTGTCTTTGTGAATTTTTTGCCATGAGATTTATCAGCATACCCCTGCCTCACGCCTTCTGGTCCAGGTTGCACGAGTTGTGCAACACCACCCTTAGCACCAAGAAAATCTTCATGGGTACTAAAAGGTTCTTGTTTATAATATTCCTCTTCTCTAGGACTTAATTCATCAAACTCTTGAGGCACCATCATACCTTCCATAGCGGGAGCTCCAGACCTGTGACGGAACTCTAGCCTTCGTGCATAACGTTCAGGATCCTGTCCCCATTCCTTTAAGTCTTCGAGTTGCTGGATAATATTAGCCATTATTCACCTAGCATGGCAGCCAGACCGCCTGATGCTTTTTTAATAATAACTTCTTCATTAATTTCATCAGCAATTTTTTTAAGATCTAAATGATCGACATCGTCAATGTATTCAACTACATCTTTCATCTTGCCATCCATGTCAGGGGTCACGGTTCCTTCAAAATATGCATCTGGCTCTGGAACCATTTTTTGTGTTTCAAGTCCCTCGTCTTTTATAGAGGAGCCTCCTTTGTGAATTTCGATATCCAGTTCTCTTACAGTTCCATCCCAAGTATCTATCTCGCCAAACTCATCGGTATATTGTCCTCCACCTTCAATTTCTTTTTTAATTCTTATGTTTCCACCTGCATCTTCGGTAACTTCTACCCCCTTATAGGTATGCTTAGTACCAAGATCACTTTGCTTCATTCCAGGAACAGATTCTCTTGTTCCTTTAGCTTTAACCACTGCAATTAAATCATTAATATAATCAGGCTGACCATATATATCTTTTGAAATAACTTCAGCTGATTCTTTTATCATTTTGGGTGCTGCCTTCTGAACACCTTTACCAACAAAAGGAGCTGCGGACATTGCTGCCAGCAATTTCATAAAAGCTCTTCGGCCCATGCCTCCGCCTGCCATTTGTGCTCTTGGCATTCCACCAATTCCTTGTTTCATGTTTGGATTCTGTCCCATCCATGGATTCTGTTGCATTTGATTCTGCACTAATAAATCTCCCCCAGGCATGCCTACGGGTTGAGGGCCCGCTGGCATTTGAGGTTGTTGCATATTAGGGCCTTGAGGCAGTCCTTGTGTAATAGCAGGTAAACCTGCTTTGCCTCCGCCCGCATATCCAATTCGTCCGCCGTAAGCATAATCGTCTCCTCTTTCGGCTAAAATTCTTTCCACTTCTTCTGCAAGGTCTGGAAATTCTATAGCTAATTCTTGAAGTCTACTATTACTTAAGCCAGCATGTTTCAATTCGCCTGCTTTATAGCCACCTCCTTCTTGATATCCAATTCTGCCACCAGCTGCATTCAACTTGCGATCCTTCATCAATATGTTCTTTTTAATTGTTTCCATCTGCAGAATGTCTTTGTCGATATCCGTATATTTCCCAAGATGACCATATATCTCTGGTGAACTTTTCTCCACCTCCTTCATTAAAAAATCCAGTCCTTCATCCTTCAATGCTTTATTTGATGCCTGTCTTTCAAGAATCTTTTTATCATTTTTAAGTCTATTTATAATATTATCAATGCCTTCGACTTTTAATGCAAGCTCGTCTGCTGACCAATTTTTATAGTCCGAGGGCAGATATTTTTTACCCATATCGAGTATTTCTTTCTCCTCTACCGACGGTTTAGGAAAAAATTTCTTAACGGGTTTATCTTTCCCTTTGGAAACATTCTTTAATATGTTTCTCCATAGCCCCCTTAATCCCGCAGATCCGCCGAATATATATCCAGCCCGTCCGCCTTCGGCGTGTTTTGTAGTATCTTTAATAGATTCGGTTATAATACTATAAGCTTCATTTTCACCTTTTCCTACTTCGCGTAATTTTAAATATTGATCCATTGTTGCCATGACATCCGCTTTTCTTTGTGGATTATCATCGATTAGAATTTTATTTAAAAGATCATCTGAGATACCTGGGTATTTTTGTTTCAGTAACTGTCTTTCATCCATTCCTGATAAAGCCGTATCAATCATTTGATCCTCTTGTTGCACTTCTTTTTTTAAAAGGTCGTTCTCATAATCCCATTCCTTTTCCATATCTTTCTTAGAATAGTATTCATCTTTTACTTTAGGTTTTTTTACTTTAGCTTTAGCCGCTCCAAACGCTTCCTCTACATTAACATCAAAATATTGTTCCAAACCTTCCGTGTTTCCAGTTTTTTCCCACTCTATTAATTTCTTTGTTAAATTATCATGTTGCGCTATTCGTTGATCCATTTTTAAATTTTGCCATTTTCCTTTTCCTTGGCGAATGTCATTCGATGCTTTAATAAACAGTCTTTCTATGAATTTAAATAAAGCGCCTCCGCCTGCCATTGGAACTCTATCATCGTAAAAATTGGCTGCATAAGTTGGTTCTCCGACCAATGGAGCAATTCCGCCGTATTGAAATTTGTCAGGTTCTTCCATTCTTTTCCTAAATCGTTCGATTGCCTCTTTATTTTCCCTTTGTATCTCTTTTATACGCATTTCCTTGCTAATTTGTTTGTCTAAAACGCCTTTTTTGGCGTCTAAAGTCGATTTTTGCGTTTTTGGCGCTTTTCCGACCTGAACATCGCCCGATTTTATTAAATCATCGATACTTTTTTTATGCCAACGGGTTTTTTTCATATATTCATCATATTCTCTAGTTCCAGGTTTTATAGCTTTATGTCCTCTATCTATCATTTCTTCCATAAATGATTTTTCTTTCCCTTTTTCTAGTAATCCTGGAATTCCTTTTTTCGGAAAATCGATAATTTCGGCTTTTTTCGAAAAATCCCAGGTTCTTGGCCCTTTAGGACCACCAACATTTACAGGCCCTTTGAGTAAATCGTCAATTTTAACTTCTTGTTCAACTATTTCAGGTTTCCAACCTGAAAAAGGGTCTTCTGTTCTTCCTTTTGGAACTCCTTTTGTCTTATTTAGGTGCCTGACCGTTGCACTCTGTATCTCGTTCCATTCGAACGGGGAAACTGGACCACGGCCCATGTTGGCAGTAAATCTTTTTAGCATTTGCTGAAATATTCTTTGGAACAAGGACATTATTTTCTTCTCGTACCCGTTTTAATAAATTCTTTAAATTTTCTAAGATCTTTTTTCTTATCGCCAGGTTTAAGAACTTTAACTAATGGACCTTCCTGTTTAACTGTACCATATTTAAGATGATGAAAAGGCATTTTAGTATCAACCACTGGAACATTACCTGTATAGGCAGTAAATTTTCCTTTTTGTTTTCTAAAATCTTTTATTTTAGTAGCCGTTACATCTCTTGCACGTTGAGTTCTTCCAATTCTTTCTGAAATATTGAGACTTCCACGCGGATATTTCTTCTGTAATAATTTACCAACGTTAGGTCCTGGAAATGTCTTTGATTTTTTTAAACCCTTGATGGTTTTTAAAACCGCTCCCATGCCTTTTGTAATTAGTGTCATTTAATAATACTCATGTTTTCTGGGCGGTGTTTTTGGGTCGATGTAATCTTCAGGGTGTTTGATTAAACCTCCCTGTCTAAATCGCATGACAGCCTGAGTCATACTATCGACTAAGTCGTCATGGTCTCCGTATGGAAATGCCGCGCACTCCTCGATTACTTCTTCTGCAAATTTCTGTTCTGGCGCCCATATCATTCCAGATTCGAAAAGCGGTGCAACGGAATTTACCCTTACATGCTTATCATTTCCCTTACTTGGAGTAAAGTTAATAACTGGGATATCCATCTGGCGAAGCTCATAGGTCAAAGGTAAACCTGATGCTTTGGCTTCGATAATAACCGTCTCTGGCTGCCAGTATTTATACTGTTGAAGAGCTCTTCGTCTTAATTCTGGAAATTCGTA